GCGCTCGATGATCTCGACGTTGAGGGACTCAACGTTCTCGAGAACATCCAGGATCTACAGGAACTCAAGCAGTTGCTTGCGCCCCTGACAGATCTCTGGCACTTCGGCGGAGATATCCATGGACTCCTTAAATGTCTTTTTACACTCCACCTATGGTGGAGATATGTAATAAAGACAGGGATCCTGGACATCAAGGCCGTGTGGGAGCTTATCAAGTGGCTACGAAAGCACCGACACCAACTGCGCGACCTAATGGAGAGTTATCTCGCCATTGGTCGCGGGTCCCATGTGGATCACTCAGATGGTCCGTACGGTCCAATCACGGATGAACAGCATGCCAAGCTGTCATACGGATTGGACGGGTCCAGTTTCGGACTCTGGTACAACTCTCTGAGTGCACTTGGGTTTGGTGTTACGCTCTACGACTTGTGGGACTTAGTCCCATACTCCTTCGTAGTTGACTGGTTTGTACCTGTAGGTGAAATGCTTGATGATTGGGAGGACATGTTCATTCAGCAGCGATTGCTGATGAAACTATGCCTTCTCTCTCGCAAGCTCACTTACGAGTACAGCCGACACTTCGAATCGTCCGGTAATAGTTATCGGGCAACTTTTGAAGTGGTCAAATACGATAGAGTCCCCGCTAGAAGGCTACCGATCGAAGACATGTGGCCGAGGGTGGAATGGCCTGACAGGCCATGGAAAAACACCCTCACCGGAACCTCGTTGCTGTACTTGACCCTTTTCGGGCGAGTACCGCCGAAGTTCCTGAGATGATGTGGATCTGTAAGATCCACAACAGACCGTAAGTGCCGAAAGGCAGCCCTCTAATCAGGGCGAAAGGAGCCACCTGCAATGGCGGTTGCGCTTACGACGGGTACAGGACAAGCTACTAATGTCCCTACCCAGACGCCGGTCATGCCGGATGACGGGGACTATCGTCTTAAGACGAATGGTCCCAATGAGTCCCTGTACGTGAACACGGCAGGCACTCTTGACCAGCCGAACGCTGTTCGGCATAGTGTTCAAGAAGTGGCTGACGTGTTCAAGAGCAGTGGTGTCAAGCCCGATTCGGGCCAGGGCACCGAAGGACTCTCGCTTCTCACCCAGGTGACTGAAACGTGGAAGGTTGCGGATGCGGCGGATGCTACCGTCGATCCGTACTACCTCCCCGCTTCGGCTCACCTCGTCGTCAAGGTTCCGAAAGACGTAATGGTCACGCCGACGATCGTCGCCGGCCTGATCCTTCGTCTATTCGGCGCCTTGTGGGCCGATTCCACGGACACGTTGTCCGAGGCCGTCGAGCCCGTCCTGCATGGTGTCACTGCTCTCAGGTAGTTTTACCCAAGAGGGAGTGACCCCATGGGGTGGAGAGTGACTATCCGACATGGCACAACCAAACACGATAACTCAGTTATCGAATCTCGCTCTAGATTCTCTGGAGCGGGTCAGGCCCTGTTCCTCTTGGCCTTTTACGGAAAAACGTTCATTCGTTTTCTCGTATTGGCTGGGAGTACAGGTCCTGCTGCAGGGTCGTCCACTCGACTCGGTGGTGGTCGGGCGATTCAAGCGATTGTTAAACAATTGCCTAGAATCGCCGGATCGTGCTCTGGAGTTTATCGGCTCCTGCTCAGAATTGCGCCAACAGCTCGTAAGCTGTGGCGAATTCTGCGCAAAGTCGGTTAGGACTCAAGGGCGCCGATGGGTGGGAGGCATCGTGGGGGCAATTACTGCTGCCTACGGTGACAGTCCCATAGTACATCCCTCTCCCGCATTTAACCAAATAGTCACCTGGTTAGGGTGGCTAAAGAGGCTCCCAATTGCTATCGAGCCTGTTAAAGACAGCCAGGCTCGATACTGGGAGTGCGAGAAGAGGATACAGAGTATCGATTTCGATACCTGTAAGTACGTCCCCATCTTGAGACGGATATGGGAAGAGTGGTTTGCCAAATTCACTCTTTCCCACCCGTTTCGGCCGCGTCATGGATCTGGGTCGACCGCCGATGCCGGACCTATTGCCGCTGAAAAGTGGCGTAGGTTGGGTGTCGATACGGCGGCCCGCGTCTGTTTACATCCTTACTGGGGTATGGAGTATACACGAAACGTTAGTACTTCTCGTACTAACAAATTAGTGTATGTTCCAAAGCAAGCAGGCAGGAACCGTGCGATTTGCATGGAACCCGCTTGGTTGCAATATCTCCAGCAAGGTGTAGCTGATCAATTGATTCGATACACTCATCGGAATTGTCACCCGTTGAGTGGTCTGGTCAATATCCGAGATCAGGATATCAACCGGACGCTGTGTGCCGATGCTTATTGGCATGAGCTATCGACTATTGATCTATCAGACGCATCGGATAGTATCTCCGTACGCCTCATCAAGCGACTTACCGAAGGGATGCCCTTGTGGAAGTACCTATACGGTACAAGAT